GTAGGTAGTGGAAACCAAAGTCCATCGTGCTTTGAATAGTTCCCACAATGATGGCCTGCCTGTTATCGTAGTACTGAGCAACCAACAACAGCGCCGCGTGCTTAATCGTGGCGGGTAGGATGGTGTCGGGGTCTACAGAAGAAGTGCCTACAGGATTAAAGCCCTCAGAAATTTCAACAATGTACTTAATCACATCATCCGTTATAGAGGAAGGCGTATTTTCAAAAAAGATATTTCGAGAATACCCGCCCATTGGATCAGGCGCAACCAGCCAATCACCAGAAGCAAAAGCAACAACTGCCTGCGAGTCGTTCACATAGCTCACAGAGTTTACAGCCAAGCAACGCGTGTTTAAGCGCAGATAATTGCCCGAAGGTATATTCAGACCATTCACGGGATTCACGAGCGCAGGCTGGCCTGTAAATGAATCAAAGCCATACTTTGCCGTCCCTTTGCGAATCGAGTAGCCCAAATAATTACTGCAGGCATCAATTGCCATAGAGATAAGCCCCGAAATGTAAGTATCATCTGAGGAACTTGTAACCCTTAAATGGGTTTTTGCATCTGCCAAACTGAGGTAATCAGTAGCGGCATTTGCGAAGGCGGTATATCTACGGCTAACAAACATTTTATTCGGCGTCTAGTTCGGTTTCAGGGTTTACTGGCTTTGCCTTCTTTTTGGTAGGCGTCAATACTGCAATCTCTTCAGCAACGCCTGCCTCAATTAAGAGCATGGCCTGCTTGGTTTCCATTATTACTTCCTCGCCTACGTTGTAACTTAAATTAAATTGCCCTGTAGGGTTTGCTGTAAATCTCACTTTCATATTGGCCCAGGGGCGATGCAGTCAAGATCACCCCCGGCACTTGGTAATTTAATGACCCCAAGCGGTCAAGTTATTAGGCTACGATGTCCTTACAAACTGCGAAGGCAGTAGGCTGCAACAAGTTGCAATCTAAGTAAGCATTCAATACAACGTTAGTTAAGCCAGCAGTTGCGCCAGAATAAGGGTCAACTGTCAACTCCATACCACCCCAAGAAGCGATAGCCATTTTGCTGAAATCTCCGAAGATCATTGCAGACAAAGTTGAGCTAGTACCTTTGCTCAAGTTAGAAGGAACCAAAGTTGAAGTAGCTACGTTGTAACCGTTCAATTCAGAACCACCTGCAGGCCAAATAAAGTTACCTTCTACACCAGAAGCTTGGCGTGGGATAGTTTGCAAAGCGGCTTTTACTTTAGGGTTGGTCAAGTAAGCAACACCCTCGCCGTTAGCATTTTCTACAGCCTTCATCAAGTTAACAACGTCTGCCCATACTGGAGCGATTCCGTTTGCGTTTGTGCTGTTAGAAGATGCACCACCTGCGAAAGTTACGTTAACTGAAGAGTTAGCAATGATACCAGTAGGCTCGTTAGATCCACCACCTTTGATAGCAGCAGTTTCCAAAGATTGAGCCATTGCATTCAAGAGCCAGTTACGCACGTAAGCGTCGATTGAGTTGCTAGATTGCAACATCAACTGGTTTGATACCTGAATGTAAGCAGCCAAACGCTTAGGGCTGAAAGTGATTTTGCTGAACGCGGGGCTCTTTTCAGTAGCAGTTCCGTTTTCAGTGTTCCAACCTGCAGAAGGTACAGTAGAAGCCGTTGGCATATCCAAGTTACCAACCAATCCGCTCAACTGCTGAACACCCAAACCGCGCAATACAGTTTTAGGAAGCAATACGTCAATAATAGAACCAACAGAAGTTTGAACGTTTACACCACCTTCAGAGCCAGAAGTTCCGCCAGTAGCAGACATATCACGCTTAAATACTTCAGAAGGGATTTTCATAGAGTGAGCGCTTACGCTTACACCGCTACGCTGATACTCGCTAGAAGCCAAGGCAGAAAATTCACCTTCAACACCTTCACGACGGCCAGAGATAGCCATATCGATAGCGCGCTTAAAGCTGTACTCTTTAGCCATGTCGGCCTTTTCTTTTTCTTCGCTACGGCTAGCAACGTGGCCAGCGGCTTGAGCTGCAAGATTCTGCAACTTTTCCAAGGTTTCAACCTCAGCTTTGATCGCGCCCAAACGAGCCTCGATTTCGCTTAAGCGGTTGGTTTCTGAATCAGCCATAGATCTGGCTTCTTTTTCGATTGTGGTTTGCAAGGTAGACAATTCGCCGAGCAAACGTCCACGCTCTTCTTTCAATGCTTTAATTTTATTCATGATTTTGTTTTTTGTTTAAAAGTTTTGGTATCTCAATAAAGCCAATTTAATAACATCGGCAGAGGCTTGGCTTCTTTTGGCCTCTTCAATTTCTTGCTCCTGATCACGCATAGCAACAATGCTACGGGCGTCGGCTTCAGTGTCAGCGTAAGCGGGATAAGTTACAGGGCTAACATCATACAAATCCTCAATTACTTTGATTGTGCGCTTGCCCATAGATCCGTACTTTTCTGACTCGCTCCACATTTGTTCTTTAATCGTAAAGGCAAATGAACTCTGCGTGATATCACCGCGCATAATAGAACGCACAACGCTCATATGTGTTGGATTCTCATAATCTGGCACCCACGTATATTCAAGATTGCCGTCGCCATTTACAAACACTTTGCAGGTGTTTGCTTTTGTGCGGCCCAAAATTAACTCGGCTTCGTGGTTAAACAAACAGCGAATGTCGTAATCTTTTGACAGAGCATTGTCAAACGCCCCCGGCAAAATAACCTCCTCAAAATATCCTAAATCCGTAGCGGAATTAATGACAGCAGCAATGCCGCCAATTTCTTTTGGCATGCCTTCGCCGTCCTCTCTGGTGTGAACAGTGCCCGTAAATGTGCGCCTTTCTTGTTTCATTTTAAATATTTTCTTGGTTATTCGTACCCTCTGGATTGTTGTTTTTGTCGGCGGTGCTCATTAGTTGCGCAATTTTGTCGTCCATGTATTCATCAATTTTGCTGGACGGCATCAAATTAGATTCGATTAAATACTCATCGCCTCCATTAAATCCGTTTGCGTCCTCAAACATGCGGGCCTCGTTACGTGAAAGCCAACCGCCGCGAATGCCTTTATTGTAATAGTCAGCGCGCTCATTGGCGGAGGCTCTCAACAGCGAATTAAAGTTAAATTTAAAGTAATAAGTTAACTTGTCATTTTCTGTTAACAGCTTGCGGGCCATTTCCTGCTCGATGTTAATGGCGTAACTTGCCAAAGTACGTGCGTAAAAATCTTGGTATTCCTGTTCAACGCTGGACTTAATGCCATCCTTTGCGCCGATCATGGAAGCGGGCACCCCAAAAATACGGGCGATTTCTTCAGCCGAAAATTTGCGGGTTTCCAAATACTGTGCCTCTTCTGGCGATAGGCTCAATTTTTCCATCTTGATGCCATTGGGTAGCACTGTGCTACGGCTTGCCCCATCAATTACATCGTCGAGCGATTTCTTCAATGGTACTGCTTGCTCAGGTTTAATCTGCGCATCCGATGTTAACAAAAATTTCAATACTCCATTTTTGTAGACGCCCGCGCTCTGGCTAATTGCTGCCAAATCAATGCCCAAGGTTTCGGCGTGCACCACGATGGGCGATAAACCCACAAGCGGATCATCACCGCAAAGCCCTTTAAAGTGCAACATGTCCGCCGCTGGGATCATGCCAGGGAAGCCCTTGCGATTTACTTTGTAAAACAGTTGCCCATCCTGCATGATTGGTTGAACGTAATCAGGTGCAATCGGGTGCAACTCAATGCCCAAATATCTGCTGTCGCGATTGATAAAAGCGTAAGCGTTACCCTTTAGCGCCAAGTGGCTCACCATGTATTTGGTAAAATCGTATTTGGTCTGATAGGGGTTTGGTTCGTTTACCAATGCCGTAGCGTAATGGATTACAACCTGCTCGCGATTGGTGCCATCATCTTTATATAGTTTTAAAGATAGCCCCGCAATACCGTCTGCAATAACTCTAACACACGCATGCACCGACGCAATAGATAACGCCGTGCGATCATTAACCGCCTGACCGCTTTTTGTTTGATATCCGAAAACATTTTGTAAAGTATTCACTAGCCAATCAGTTGGCTGCGATAAGCTGCTGCGCTTCTCCGCTCTTTTTGGCTGCCAGAATTTTAGATTCATCGCCCGCAAATTACAACTGCCCTAAATTACTCACGTTAACAAATTACTTATTCCGCCCCTGGGCCAACCACCTGCTGAGCGCTGCCCTGAATACATCGTAGTTTTTATACCGACGCACGCCAAACTTGCCGAAATACTTTTCCTCGGTTGCGTTGTATGCATCCTCATAAGTCCGATATCTCGGTAGGTTGTTGTAATATTCCTGCATATAGTCATCCAAAAATTTCATAAGCTTACAAACCAAAAATCAGATTCTTTTTCTTTTGCGGCATCCTGCATACAAGTGCCCAACGCCATAACAATGCTCACAGGCCCATCGACTTTATCGCCAGACTTGGCTTTGTCTATTTTGATATTGCCCGCGGGATCAGTGCGCAGCATTATGTTGCCCATCATCCAACGAGTAACAGGATTGCCCGCGTGCCTTAATTGTTTATCCTTTGTCAATCGCTCCAGTTCTTTGGTGGGTGCCGACATTGATACAAAGCCCTGGCCGAATGGGAACATTTGCAAGCCCTCGTTTTGTAGCTCAATAACTAACTGCGAAGAGTTAAAGCGGTCAAATGCAATATCTTTGATATCGTACTGCTGGGCCAACTGGATAACCCGCGCCTTAATAAAAGCGTAGTCTGTTACGTTTCCGTCCGTTAACTCAATATGCCCATCGGCTGCCCATTGCCTAATAGATTGCCCTGCGGCGTCCTTTCTTTTGTATGCCGTCTCGACAGGTAGCCAATACCATGAGCGGATCGCGTGAAATTCTGGGAAGTACAAACTAAATGCGCAAAAGTCACCAGTCGACGCCAAATCCAATCCACCATAACACAAAGCGCCTTCAAGATCATCCAATCCATCGCAGGCCTTCCAATCACTATCACTTATCCAAGTCATTGCCGTATCGGTCCACACGTTGAGCAGTTTGGTTTTAAATTCAACTTCTTTGTGCACGAACTCCTTGGCCTCAGTCAATCCTTGCTCAAGTTGGCGCGGGTTTACTGAAATGCCCCAATTAGGATTTGCTTTGGCCCATACTGCGGGGTCCGTCCAATCATCGCCCTCATCCAATGTATAGATTACCGAAAACAAAGCATCATCTTTTATATTGCCACTCAACACCCCTGCGCAGTACTGCCTGTGTTTGTAGCAAGGCGCCTCACGATTGAAGCCCGCCGTGGTAATGGTAAACAGCAACGGCTGGCGCCTTGCACCCATTGAGTTTCTGATTACGTTGTAAAGCTCATCATTTGGATGGGCGTGATATTCATCAATGCAACAAAAGTGCGCATTGAGTCCGTCCTGCTTGCCTGGGTTCCATTCGAGCGGCTTATATATTGATTGCCCGTAAAGGATTCGCCGATTGTTTACAGAATTGTTAACGGTGAGCGCTTCATTCAACCAGGGCAGATTTTGGCAAACTCGCACCGACTCGCCGAAAACCATCATTGCCTGATCTAACTTTGTGGCCGCGCTGTAAACCTGCGCCGCCGATTCATCATCTGCAATAAGCCCGTAAAGCATAATCGCACTGCTGAAGGTCGATTTGCCATTTTTGCGTGGCACCTCAACATAAGCCCGCGTAAATCTACGGCTACCGTCCTCATTCAAAAAACCAAACAGATTCCAAATTATAAAAGCCTGCCATGGTTCCAACTCAAACGGCTTGCCCGCATATTCGCCCGTCGAATGCTCGAGCTGCTCAATAAATTCAATGGCGTGCAAAGCGTAGGTGTCAGAGAATCCCCAACCCGCTGCACGATCTGCCACGTAACGAGCCACGGCATTGCGCACATGTTCACAAACTGGCACCGCGCCAGATTGGACGTCGCTTATATACTTTTCAACTTTTTGCACTGGCTTTCAAAAATGGCCTTTGCCTCTTCAGCGAGTTTCAAGTTGCGATACACAAACGCCTCATCCCACAAACCAAACTTGCCACATTCACG